ATCCTTTGCATAAGCAAAGTCTTCTAAACTTCTAGCAATAATAAATAGGCTGATGACCTGACATACTCGCAATAAATATAGACTTTTCCTTACAGAACTTAAAAAATAAAAAGTCTGGCAGGTTGAATATCCAAAGACAAAAAACAAAAAGTAAAATAACCAAGGGTGATCCATAGTACCTCAAATAAAAAAACCATCAGAGTTTCCCCTAATGGTTAATTATAACACCTCGTAAAGGTTATGTCAAGAGTTTACTTTCCAGCGAGACGGTTAAAGATACGCTCTGTGAGGGCATCAATGTTAGAAGCCTTCTTGTTCTCAGTCATAAGACGCTCAGCAACACGCTTAGCAATACGCTCAACGCGAGCCTCCATCATGCTGTCTCGCATGCCTGGATCTTCGTCGTCCATATCCATGTCACCCTCTGGGGCATCCATATCCATGTCCATCTCCATGTCAGCCGCTTCGTCATCACCTCCTTCGTCGGCTTCCATGTCCATATCGGTGCTAACTTCCTCGCCTGTGACATCTTCAAGAGCGGACTCAAGTGCGGAAAGAAAATCATTTAAATTAATCTGGGTTCCAGCATCAGCACCCATATCCATCTCTGGCTCATCCATATCCATGTCCATTTCTGGCTCATCCATTGGATCCTCGGCAGGCTTCTCATCCATGTCCATTTCCATGTCCATCTCTTCCTCTTCCTGCTCCATCATCTCATCGCGCATTCCAGGCTCTTCGTCCTCGTCATCACGCTTGGCAGACATATAACCACCCATCTCTTCAAGGCGCTCCTGTCCAACTGGCTTCACGTTAGCAAGCTTCATGAAGCGACGAATCTCAGATTCGTTTAAAAGTGTCTTACGAGCCATTATAATTCTCCTTAAAAAATAAACTCAAATGTAAATAGTAAAATTATTAGATAAATACCTAAAAAGTTAAATTGTTTTTCTTTATATGTTTTCTTATCTTTGTAAGAGCGCTGCTTTCAATTTGTTTTACTCTCGCATACGAAATACCCATACGCTCTGCAACTTGTCGCAAAGTCATAGGTCCGTTAATATAAATAGAAATCAAAGTGCAATTCTGCTCTTTTTCATAATCTAGCCAATGCTTGCAATGTTTTTCATAACAAGGGGTGGCTGTATCCATGCATTTTGTAGCACATTTTCTCATAGGTCTGGAAACTCCTGCTCGATCATATCAAAGATATCTTCAACATCACCCTCAGAGAGTCCATAATCTTTTAGGTTTTGTTGTCCTTCTCTTTGCGCTTTCTCCGCTTTATCTCTTTTAGTTTTACTAGTAATCGCAATTTCATTCGTAAATTCAACAATTCTTGGATCGTCATTTATCAGTCCTGTTATTACATGACGGAAAAACGCTGCTTGCGTGAGGCGTAGATACTTTAGTTTCAATACCATCTGTGCGTGTCTATGGTCGTTTTCCATAAACACAACACGCTTCTCCATCTGCCCATAGTTATCAGCCATCACCACTTCCTGTTTACAATGTGGGTTTGGCTTTCGATAAGTCCGGCAGATGTTTGGCAAATGAACCTAGAAAGAACATAAAGATCAGTAAGATCTCTTGCTCCTGAATAACTAAATCCAGAGCGAATACCTCTTTCAAGGTCCGCTAAAACATTCTTTACTGGTCCACGGCAAGGGATACGGGAGGTCACACCCTCATAAGAGTTATAGGTGCCCTTCCAGTCTACTTGTGCTTCCTTGCTTGCCATTCCCCTGTAAACCTTCCACAGACGACCGTCAGGGTCCTCTAGTGTCTTTCCTGGTGCCTCCTCTGTCCCTCCCAATAGTGAGCCGCACATCACAGCATCAGCACCAGCAGCGAGTAATTTTACAATGTCTCCGCTAGTTCTAATACCACCATCAGCGATAAGAGCAACATTGTACTCAGAGGCAACCGGGACACAATCTAACACAGATTGGAATGTGGGAATGCCGTGACCCGTTTGAATCCTGGTGGAACAGATAGAACCACCACCAATTCCAACACGAATACTATTAGCACCCCACTCTGATAAATCTCGGAATGCTTCTGCGGTTGCTACATTGCCTGCCATAATGTGAGGCTCATCACCAAGAGTATCTCGAATAGTCCTAATAGCATCTCTAACTTTGGTATGGTGTCCGTGAGCAACATCAATACAAAGAGCCTTCGCTCCAGCAAAGTAAGATGCTTGTGCTCTGTCAAGGAAGTCGCCTGAAACCCCAACAGCAGCACCTACATTACAGCCCTTTTTTACACAATAATCTACCCACTTGATCTGTTCTTCAATAGAAGCATAACGATGAAGAATGCCAAGTCCACCAGCCCTGCCCATCTCAACAGCCATCTCTGGTCCAGTAACTGTATCCATCGGAGATGAAACAATAGGGAGTTCCAGCAGTAAATCAAGTGATAGTTCAGTTGAGATGTCTATTTCAGATCTTGAATTGATAGATGAGAATCTTGGCTCAAGAAGAACATCATCAAGAGAAAGAGTTTTCTTATACATTACACCTTCTCCTTGTTGATAAAGCTTTCAATGTCCTTGGCAGTATACCAAGTCTTTTTATTTGGATCGCTCGGCTCTGGCATAACTCTAATCTTTGGAGTCTTACCATCATTCTGAATAAAAATAATAGTTGGAACACCTTGAAAGCCTAAAATCTTTTCTAATTGCAAATAATCTGCGATGTTGAAGGCAAAGAACATTACATCATCAAACTTATCTGAAAGAGCAGAATACTGCTCCTTTAGTTCGTGACAGTAGTGACAGTTGTTGCCATAAACCTTGACCACAGCAGCGAAAGGCTCTTTGGTTTTACCACCCAGAAGTTTCTGGATTGTCCCCTTACTAACTCTACTAACCATTACTGTTCTCCTTTATAACCTCTTGGGTTGTTCTGATGCACTCTGGGCAGAAAAGACTAACCCTTTCGCCCATAACAACTACCTTCCAAGAGAATACCATGTCCTTACTTTGCTTGTCAAATGGTTTTTCACAAGCAGAGCATTGTTTAGGTATTTTATTGAACATAGCAACCTTATCGGTCATCGCCTGCTCTGGATCGCCTTTACGACGGCGAGCGGCGGCGGCTCTTCTTTCTTTCCTATTCATTTGCTTTCATCATCCCCATAGCGGGAAAGCCTGAATCGCTGCCATTGAAAACAACAACGGCAGAAGGGAAAGGGGCGGAATTACTTCCATTTCCAAACTTCAAGCGACCCTTTACAAAATAAATAGCCTGTGCTTTCATAACATAATCATGCCAATATCTTGTATCGGTTCTTGCTGGAATCAGGGCAACAACAGTGGTATCTTCTTTGCATCCCTCTTCGTATGCTTTCTTGATCCAATCCTTGATGACACGACCATAAGGGGGATTCATAAATACTAGATGCCCTCCCCAGTCTTGTAAGAGTCCATCATCCTCTTCGGTAAAGTGATTACGGACCTTGTAGTTTGAAGCATTAGAGCAAGGATCCAAAGTAAACTTTCCGAATTTATCCTCTAATCTATGAAAGAAATGTTGTGGAGTTCCCCACTCCAAATCCTTTGAACTAAACATAGTTTCGCGTGTAGTTTTATCCATCAGTGCTCCCAAGTGCTCCATCGCCACGATTACTGATAGTCATGGGATAGTTATAGAGGTTTTCGTTATCGCTCTGACGAGCGCGAAAGTGAACAACAGGAATCAAAACAACTTGTGCAATCTTGGTTCCTGGGTCAATTAGTTGTACTTTATTGCCTACATTATGAAGGTTTACAAACACTTCTCCATCATAACCAGAATCAACAACACAAGCACCTACAAGAAGAGAGCGCTTTGAGGCATTGCCTGAACGGTTCTTTACCTCAAGCATGTATCCATGAGGAATACCAAAACGAAGTCCGGTTTGAAAAAGAGCAGTGTCGCCAGGACGAAGATAGATGCCCTCTCCATCAGATGGACAGAAGAAAACATCTAGTCCAGCATCAGAGGGGTTTGCTCTTTCTGGTGTAATAACATTATCACGAGTCTTGTAGTATTCAACGATCACTCGTCACCTCCGTTTCCAGTAAGGGTGTTATAACTTTCAAGCAACTGATCAATATCTACGTTGCCCTTCAATAGACGATAAGCCTTTACAGCAGCACGAATCTCATCAGCATCAAGCCATCCATTATCTTTGAACTCTTGCCGGAGGGCACGCTTTTGATCTTTATAAGGCTCCATCGCATCTTCAATGGCACCGAGAGAGCGAATATATTGCTTGATGTATTCTTGTTTTTCTTCAGACATAGGTAACTCCTTTGATTACTTTATAATCATACCAAATGCGATGGTCAAAGTCAAACAAATTCTGGTGAATCAGAGAAGAAGATCTCCTCTACACAAGAGGGGACGGCCTCACGAAGATAGTTCTTGATAGTTTCTTCGCCATCAAAAGAAATATTTGGATTATTGATTCCCCAACGAGTAACCTCTCTCAACACGTCCATCTTGTTAAAGATTAATTTGTTTACGCCATTCATGAGAATAGCTTGATTTAGTTGTTGAAGGTTTAGCCAGTTACACTGACGGACACGACCAGTGGTTGCACCAAATTCTGCTCCAGCCTGTTGGATGCGGTTAAATACTGGGTTGCTTGGTTGAAATTGCTTCTTGCCTACATAGGTCTCATAAATTTTTGCAATGCCCCAGACATTGCGTAAAGAGCGAGGATTGACGCCATTTAGAAGAGCTGCAGCTACCCCGCAATGACTGGAGGTCACATAAGGGTAATCACCCCAATCAGGATCAAGCCAGAAGCCTTGTGCTCCTTCCATAAGGATTACAGGCTCTACATCGCTGTTGTGCAGTTCTTCATAAACATCCACAAGGAATGGCTTGAGAAAATCGATATCGCTAGCGCGGACACCAGTCCTAGCATACTTATCACGATAAGCAGGACCATTTCCCGATTTGGTTGTTCCGATCTTTTCATCTTTTGAATCCTCCTCTACGTGGGCATCAGTAATGATATGGACATTGCTGGCTACCTTCAAATTGTCTTTTAGGTTGATGCCGCCTCTGGAAAGGATATCCATCTCTTCCATCAGTTTATCTACATTCAGCACACATCCGGGACCGATAATAGATGGGATTCCAAAAAATACACCAGCAGGAATATGGTGGGTAATAAATTTTGTTCCCTCGTGGTAAATAGTATGCCCAGCGTTACAGCCTCCATTGAATCTTATACAGTGAGTGTATTCTCCACTCTTCAAAAGATGGTGAGTAACTTTGCCCTTTCCCTCGTCTCCGTGCTGAAGACCAATAACGATATCTGTAATCAAGATTCCTCCTCAAAATTATAATTAAAAAGTTGTTTCATAAATTGCTTAATCAAGTTATCTTTTGCCTCGTCAGTTTCCGCTTCAGCAAACATATAATTATAACTTGATAGTTTGGTATCTAATTTACCTCTCACGAGGTTTTTTTCTTTAATCATCCATCTGGTTTGTTGTTTATAGTTTGTTGGCAATGGCACGTTGTATTTTTCAGCATAGTCAATCAAGATAAAGTAGCGTCTCTCCTCAAGGGCCACTTTCGACTCTGTGAATGCTATAATCATACCATCTTTTTCTTCTTGAGTCAAGTCTAAATTTGCCACCCTATCCGGATGCAAATGCATGGCTAGTTTTCTAAAAAGTTTGGAGAAAGTATCGTGCATCTCGGAGTCGTCTTGGTCCAGACATTCTCTCTCCTCTTCTTCTTTGGTTCCAGGGTTTTGACTAAACTGATCATGTATTTGTTCATTATTATCTCTATTGAGAGCATTGAGATCGATGCCGTGTCTACGACAAAAGTCCTCATAATGACTTTGAAATTCTGGACCCATCTCATCAGCCATGGTTTTTACAATGTGAAGTTCTTCATACAGATACCTCAATTGATTTACAGTCATTTTCCATTTCAATATCGATGCGCTCATAACCCTGTGCCTTTATATACTCAGCAACAATTTGCTTATTGTAAGTAGACCAATCTTTCAGTTCATCCTCTGGCGGCATCTCCTGACCGCAACTATCGCATTTGTCTGCAATCATCCCAACAGCCTGAAACTTTTACCGATAGCGTAAGTGGAGAAGCCCCACTGCTCATCATACTTTAGTTTAGACATATAAGGTCGGTTCAAATAAATCTTATCTTTCTCTGGTCTGATGCCCCAACAGCGGATCCTTGTAAGTTGGTTATTTGAATCAATAACCTCAACAATCCAATAGGTCTTGCCCTTCTTGGTCTTCTTTACAGTGACCTTACGAGGAATAAACCAGCAAAGAAGAAGATCTGGATCAAACTCTGAAATAGGCGGAACACCCTTCTCTGATAGACGCTCGATAGTTGCTTGACTAATAACAAGATTCAGAGGGAATACTCCGGTCAGATCAGTCTTGAACTGGATAATCTCTTCCTCTGTAAAATCTCCTTCTGGTCTGTAAGTCTCCATATTCACGGAAAGACGCTTTAGGTTCTTTGGTCTATCAACCACACAAGCAGACCAGAAATGCTTACGACCAGTAAATCGTTCATCCACAAGATCATCAAGAGCACCGCCACGACAAAGAGCGTCAAGAGCTTTCTTGTTTAGTTTGCTATAAACAACACCCTCCCTGAATAATAGATCCTCTGCGTTCAAGAACGGACGATTGTTTAGAATCTGCTCAATAGCCGATGCCCCAAGTCCTTTGATAGAGGTTAGTGGCTGAATGAGTGTCTTTCCATCTTCACTAATCTCCCAAACACTACCAGACTTATTGATGTCTAGTGGAGCAATCTTGAAGCCAAAACGCTTAGCGATGTTGATAGCCTTCTCCTTACGGGTCTCTGGCTCCTTATCCAAGAAGGCAGCCATCCACTCTGCAGGATAGTAAGCAAACAACCAAGCGCACTGATAAGAGATGATGCTATAAGAAACTGCGTGAGACTTATTGAAACCATAGCCAGAGAAGAACTCAAACTTATTCCAAAGTTGACGTGCTTCATCAGCATCAATATTCTTTTCAACACAACCATCAATAAACTTACGACGAAGCTTATTCTTCAAGCTATCTTTACCTGTTCCCTTCTTGGTTAGAACCTTACGAAGTAAGTTGCCCTCATCAAGAGTTAGGCCGCCAAGTTTATGAGCCAGTAGAGCAATCTGCTCCTGGAAGATCATAAACCCAAACGTCTCTTCTGTGATCTCTCTTGCGTCATCTGAAAGATACTGAATACGCTGTGGATGCTCCATAGCCTCAATAAATTCTTCGTGAACATTAGCGGACAATGGACCTGGGCGATAGATAGAGGTAATAGCAGAAATATCAATAATGTTATTTGGCTTTACTCTCTTACAGAAATCTTGAGCACCAGACTCGGTAAACTGGAAGATACCAGCCCACTTACCAGCGTGAAAGATATCTTTATAGACTTTCTTATCGTTGAGATCCAAAACATCCGGATGTAAGTTCTCATCATAGAACTTTTTGATGTCTGCGTAGGTTGGATTTTCAACGTTGTGATGACGACGAAGGATATGCTCAATACTGCCCTCCATCATCTTCAAAGTTGAAAGACCCAATAGATCAAACTTGATAAAGCCCATAGGCTCTAAGTGACGAACATTCTGACCCTCTGACCAAGGTGTCTGACGAACACCTCCAGAGTTGATAAGAGGCATATATCTATCAAGGTCCTCGGCAATCACAACTCCGCCGGCGTGACGAGAACAAGAGCGAACCTGTCCAACAAGACCCTCAACGTGAGCCTTGACTTGTGGATACTTGTTCAAGTATGTTTGTAGTGAAGAAGAGAACTCCATAACCTCTTCCCAGGTTGGAGTATACATTCCAGCCTTCATTCCGTGCTTTTCTTTCGCAAGAGGAGTTGCTTCACGGATCATAACGCCAGTAACGTTATTCGCTTCAATAAATGGAACTCCATACAACTTTGAAATATCTTTAATTAGAGATCTCAATTGTAGAGTGTTCCAGTTAGAAATCGGAGCAACAGTATCTTTGCCCCACATCTCAACCAGCTTTTCTTTCAAGAGCATGCTATCAGATACATCGTAATCAATATCTGGATAATCCTTCGCATCAGAACGCAAGAAGCGAGAGAACAGAAGATTATACTTAATAGGGTCAACCTGCGTAATACCAAGTACATAAGCGACAAGAGAACCAGCCGCAGAACCACGACCGGGACCAGAAAGCATCATCTCGTTAGAAACATCACAGATAGCCTTCATAGTTAGAAAGTATTTACTAAAACCACGATCAGCAATAACATTTAGTTCGTGACGAAGACGATCTAGATACTCATTGTCGTTATGGAGATTACGTTCACGAAGCCCCTCAAGCGTTGCATTTACAAGTGCCTCATCTTCTGTATATCCTGCAGGGACAACAAACGATGGTAAACGAACCGTATTATCCGGCAGAAATCGCTCAATACGCTCATGAGCAATATGATAACTCTCCTCAATAGATTTGAGGACAAGATCATCGTCATAATCAATCCCATCAGCGTATGTCTTATAAGACTCCCACATCTGGTCCCCATTTTTAGGGTATAGTTCATAACCAATCTCGTCTACTGCGTCTGGTAGTTCTGAGCCCTCTGCCCAAGATGGGGTGCCTTTACCAAGCCAACCGAGGCGTTTATACAACTCTCGGTCTTTCCAAGCATCTGGATTAGGATAGTGGCTGTCGGCAGTTGAAAGCAGTTTAACGCCGAACTCTTGCGCTACCTTGATTATATAATTATTAAGTTCATGTTGTTCCGGCACATTATTCCACTGAATTTCACCATACCAACGATCACCAAAGACATCAACCATTCGTCTGGTAGTCTCGCGCATTGCCTCTAAAACAGCTTCTTCGCCGCTCTCACGGTGCTCCCAATAGTTTCCGGCGTATACTCCTCCAAGACACGCAGAAGAGGCAATAATGCCCTCATTATATTTCTTCAAAAGTGCATAATCGATACGAGGATACCTATAATAATTTTCAGGTAAATAAGACTCGGAAATCAATTTGAAGAGATTATTCAACCCATTTTGATTCTGAGCCAACAAAACAAGATGTCTACGGCGACGAAGAAGATCCTGTGTCTTCTTACTGGCGTTTTCGTCCTCCACCGTAGCACCAGACTGTCCCTCTTTCTTGATCTTGCGGGCATTCTTCTTATCTTCCATGGCCTTCTGGTATTCATCACGCCAATCATCAAGCGAAGGCAAGAAGTAAGCCTCACACCCAAAGATAGGCTTGAAGTCTTTACCATCAGCCATCATCTTCTTTGCGTGAAGAACCTGATAGGCAAGCCCATTCATATTGCCGTGATCAGTCAACGCCAAGGCATCACACCCATTCTCATAGGCAAAGTCCATATGAGCCTGTGGATACCCAAGGGCATCAAAAATAGAGCCTGCGACGCTATGAGCATGCAGACCAACAAACTTAATTTTAGATTCAGTTCTGTCCAAACTAGTTCTCCTGTTTGATTCTTTACTCTCCTAGTTTACCACAAGTGTAAGGTCCAGTCAAGGCTTTATATGGCTTTTCAATCGCATTTTTTGAGCCGAGAAAGTTTCTATATTCATTCCAAGAGGATAGATCATAAAACCAATCGAGTTCTATTTCAGAAGCGCTTTCTGTATTTACTTGACTAAAAACCTGACTAAAATCAAACGTCCTGGCTGACCATCTTTGGTCCAAAGGTAGTTTTTGGCTGGGATACTTTTCGCCTTCTAATGGAGGTAAATACTCCCTCGTTGTTGTTTTGTTTATCATTCTTCTGCATTTTATACAATCCTCTCCTGTTAGTGTGAATGAAAGCGGCAAATTATCTTTTACCGTTTTATTGTTGTAAGTTAGAAAAAAGTTACCTTTTTTATCAGCAATTTGTTTTCTGTATTCTCTTAAATAATAAATATCATATGCCGCCATCGGGAAAGATACAAAATACTTGTCAGGCGTTAGCCATTTTGAGATCTTGACTCCAACCCACCACGCAGAATTAACTCCGTGGATTACAGACCAGCCATAAGAATCACGTTTATCGCAATCTTGAAGACTGATTGGCACGTAATATATAGGTATCTCTCTTCTCAACTCACTATGAAATTTGGACATATTTCTATTATAATACACAGGATCTTGCACAAAATCACCAACAATTTTTCTGACGATAGGTGCTAAATTAGGATTTGCTACAATCCAAATGGTCTTACAGCCAGCCAAAGCACATTCAAAAACAGACTTTTGTATAGCGGTAAAGCCAGCTTCAACTTGTAGCAAAACAGGGGAGATAGCTGTTTGGTGTTCTGTTTGTAAATTTGCTACTGGGATGATACCGGCTATATTCGATCTTAAACTCAAAGATACCTCAAAAATCTATTATAGGAAAGTGTAGCGCTTCGTAGATCTTTGTATAAATCTTGAATCTCGATTGTAGGAATTTGGATGTGTTCTTTGTATTCCTTGAGTATTTCATTCTGTTGGATTTCCCTTCTAATGTGGGTTGTTTTGAAGGCATAGTGTCTTGGATTTCCCGCACTGTTGAATCCATTTTGTTTGCCTTTCATTCCCCTCTCTTTCATCTCATGCAACATCTTGAATCTAGCCATCGTTTCTGAATAATCAAAATCCATCAGTTGACTATCTGTGAGGCGGGAAACTATACAAGCATCTTTTACTTTTGTCTTGCCGTCAATACGATCACTAGGGTAAAACCAGATGTCTTTTACAAAGTTATCTTCTGTATTGATAAAATCAATCTCGTGCTTTCCACCAGAGTTAAAAGCAATCCAATCATAACAAAGATAATTTCCTTTATCAATCTCTTTTTGATCAATAAGTCGATAGCAGTTATTATCGCCAAAATAATAACAAGTGTCAAAAGATATCTCTGCTATTTTCGAAAAGAAGTTTGAGAATACCAGCGTTTCCCCATTATAGCGCATTGAATCACAAAAATCTGCTAATGGAGACTTTCCAGCATAAGATAAAATAAACAAAAGTTTATTCCATAAGGCTTCTTGCGGAAGACCAACTTCTAATTCAGAACCGATGCCAGTGAGTTTTGTCTTTTTATTTTCAATAGAAAGAAAACTCAAATCTAAATCAAAAGGAAGTTTGTTAAAGAATAAAGGTTTTTGAGCAGTCGAAAAAAAGATAGGAAGCTCATTTATATAAGCAAACATTACAGCCTTGAGAGAACTTCCAACTACAATCTTTTTGTATTTAATTATCAATCTTACCTCGCCGCTAAAGCGATCTTGCAAATATGCTCTAACCTCTCAATATGCTCAAATGCCTCCCATGGATTTTTACCAATAGCGCAAACTCCATGCTGAGCCTGACCAACCACATCAAACTTAATTTTACCGTCTGATGTCATTTTGTTGAATGTGTGTTTTGCCAGCTCTGGGCTCGTGGCAGGCAAAACAGGGACATTCTGGGCAACTTTAGTATATCTATAAATTTCTGGAAATTCAGCAGCTAGTGCCTGTAAATCATGACCTGCCATCATAGCTGCGATTGTATAAGTGGGGTGGAGATGTAATACTGAGCGGGTGCCCTTATGAGAGTTTTGCAGCAACCAGTGCATCTCTAATTCTGCGGATGCCTTTTTGGAGTATAACAACTCGCCATTAAGAATAGGCAATCGAACCACAGTTTCAGGATAAATAATATTTTTTCTTACACCTGAAGGGGTGATGTAAAGCACATCCTTGCCCTTTCTTTTTAAAGAACAGTTCCCATCTCTGGTTGTAATCCAATTACGCTTATAAGCCTCTCTCATCACATCGCCGATGGCAGTAATCATTTTCTAATTTCCCTATATGCTCCCACAGTCTCTGGATAAAGGTCGGTTGCAATATCTAGACAAGCCTCAGCAACTTTCTGAATTTCCCACTGTGCTCCTTCGTGAGTTCGAAGGTCAATAAATTTAAGTAGATTGGAAAGATTGCAAGTTCCATAATATTCTGTATACATCGTCTGTGGGAGTATACCACGAGCTTGCTCTCTACAGACACCAACCCTTAAAAGATCTTTGAAAAGATTGTGTGCAACTATAGTGTGCTCTTTATAAATTTTTGACGCCGACCAAGAACCCCAATGCAAAATAGGGTCAACTAACTGATCTTCATTGCTAGCTTGTCTATTGCTCTTATGTTGGGTTCTAAACTTCTCTGGGGTATAGAATTTAATGTCGAAATCTGTGTATCGTCGGCTGATTTCGTTGTAAGACCAAGTTCTATGGCGATGATGCTGACTACGCACAAAAAGAGGTACAACAAAACGGAAAGTAATAACGTTATGTTCAAGAGTAGACGTATGCCTGTGCTTGATGAGGTATCTGATGAGTTTCTTGTCTTTTTCATCTAGCTCCTCCTTTTGCTTTCCGAAACTAACGCGAGCACTATTGACTACGGAAAGGTCATCCCCCATATGACTCACGTAATCTACTCTGCCAATTTCGTCTTCATATAAGTAAATAGTCTTTTTATAATCTTCCAAGTTTCCTCTCTTATTTATCTAAATCAAAATAATTATAAGCAAGAAGTATCAGCATTATTTGAAACAGAGTTGCTATCAAATAAAACATTAGAAAACTTCTCTTATCATCATTGTTTTTGTACCCTTGAAGGGGTCAGCAACAACAGACATCGTAGAAATTCCGCTGTTGTCGTCAAAATTAGAACTACCCCAGATTACTTCTCCCTGATCGGTAATTGTGATGCTGCTGGGGTAGCCATCAGCTTCAACGTATTCAGCATCCGCTTCTCCATCACCGTCAGTATCAATTCCTCCTTCACAAGTATTATAACTCATTCCACGTATTTTTCCAAGCCCATTCTCACAACGATCTTCATTTGGTGTGTAAGTAGGGAAATATACTACACCTTGATAGGCGATAGGATTACCAGTAAGCCCCTCTCCTTCATCCATTTCAAGATACCCTCCGGTGCAAATAGGCGTCGCAGTGGCTGGACAAGACAATGGATTCTCATCAATAAATCCAAAAACATAGCCCGGTTCACTATTCAGTCTGTCGTAAGGGCTGCCAGTCCCCCAGTAGACACCTAAGCTGCCATCATTGTGCCAAGCAGTTGTAGAAGCGTAATAAACTTCGTGTCTGTCTTCAACATAATCATTTGGATCAACAAACTCGCACCACTCTGGATTATCTAAATCAGTGGTATCGATAACTGCTTTATAAAACCAAGTGTGTCCTGGATCAGCAATCTCTGACACTCCACTTGATGGATCGTAACTAACTGTAACAGGAAAATAAATTACATCACTATCGCCATCAGAATCAACATCAACAGCACTAACGGCACCAGAAATATAGCCATATTCGTAAGAACTATCGGTATCTAAATTTACTGATGACCCTGGCTCTGGATGGATGTTTATTCCTGCCCTATCAAAATCAACGGCATCATAGTAAGAATTTAAGTAATCGTCGCTAATGTGATGAAAATAAAGATTTGGCTCTGATGATTTATAGTAATCTACAGAACTTGCGTATGGAACTGCTCTACCACTACCCCAAATAACCGTCCATCGGTCGTGTGGCTCCGTTCTATCATAAAGATTAGTTATAACAGGGCGCGAAACAGAATAACCCATAGCAGTATAATCAACCTCATCATAAGTTGTTGGTCCTAGATGTTCCCATAAATACTCTGGCTGTGCCGGGACACTGATGTCCAAAGCCAAAGTAGTAGGGCCTCCTTTTCCTTGTTGAACCACTACAACGCGGTGCCACTCACAGTTAGTTGGAAAGCTTTCCAATGAGCATTCTTTTACACCATCATTATCAACATCAATCCATACATCCTCCACAACAGGTGAGCCATCAAACAAAAAAGTTCGCCCATACATCATAAGGTCTGTAAATTTTCCACTCCAATCTTCGGAGGTATCATTATACAAAGCGTAACTTAAAGCCCACCCCCAAAGCTCCTCACCTGCTTGTTCATCGTCTTCATCAGTGCCTAACGATGAAGCAGGTCTGTCCAGGTAATCTTCCAGGGCGAATGCGTGTAAGATCCCGTCATTCGCTGGAATGAGAACAATGTTAGGATACAATTCAGGATTATCGTCGTGAGCATCTTCAAGTCCTTTTAAAAATCTTCTGTATGTTGGATCAGAAGAATAAGTGTTATTTCTGGCGGTTACCACCACCGGGGTTGCATGAGGCGAGTCTCCCAACTTCCAGTATCCTCTTTCTTGATCAAGATAACGGAAAGTTGCTGTTGGTAGTCCTCGCGTAAAATCAATAAGATACTGTAAATCATCAGTATCAACATCTTCATCTTGGTCAAAGTCGTGAGCAAGAGTAGACGTATCCAAATAAGT